CATACATTGAACAAAATAATGTTCGATCCACTCTCGTGGTTTTGGTTTTTTAGAAGTCTTAAAGTCTATTATTGCTAACTCGCCGTCATATTCAGCGATACAGTCAACAGTCCCAGCAATACCCAGTTGCTTACTATATAGGGACCCTTCTAGGGCGTAAATATTATTTATACGCTTTAAGTCCGTTTTCGAGATCTTAAAAAGAAAATCCGCAATCGGCGCAACAGACGGCAAGTCTTTATTGTCAAGATAATTCTCCACAAGAGAATGCATGTCTGTGCCGCGAGAAGTAGCCGCTTTAGTAATCTTTTGCGCCTCATCCTCACCAATCTTTTTGCGCCAGTTATTGAAGATTTCACGATTAATGTGACTCGTAACAGAAGTAATCGATACAAGTTTCAGAAGTTGATCTTCATCTGGAACCTTATAATAACGAACTCCATCAATAGTCTCCCTCTCAAGTTGAGGGAGATTTAAATCAACATGTGTAAACATTAAAAACCTGATTCTATTTTAGCAATAATATACTCCTTAACAAATCCTGAGCGAACGATATCGTCAACACCGAATTCAATAAGATCTATAGATGGCATTGATCTTAAGATTTTCATAAAATCAATAATACCATTACGTTCATTTGTTTTTATAAGATCTGACTGAGTCGCATCTCCACAAAAACAAATTTTGGTATTTTCACCAACACGTGTAATTATACTATCTAATTCATGAAAATTCAAGTTTTGGAATTCATCAACAATTACAATAGCATTATCAAGTGTGGTTCCGCGAAGAAATGAAGTTGACCAGAACTTAATAGTTTCCTGCGCCTTAAGATTACCATAAAGCATTTCAAAATCTGCATCAGAAGGCATCTGGAACATATACTTCACCATGTTCTTATAAGGAATCTGGTAAATATCTGCCTTATCATCATGAGAACCAGGAAGAAATCCAATTTCTCTGGTAGCAACTAATGAACGGACAATGTAAACCTTCTCATATGGAGTTCTTTCATCAAGAACATCACAAAGTGCGTTGTAAAGTGTGATAAATGTCTTACCTGTTCCAGCACAACCATAGGCAACTATATGTTTTCCTTGAGTATAAGAATCAAATAATTTTTGTTGATTATCTGTTAATGGTTCAATATCAACAAGGAAATCACTATTAAGTGGTTTTTTTCTTCTCAATTGCTTGGCAGTCATACCAATACCAATTGGAGATTCGCTCTTTCTTTTTCTGGTTGCCATTAGAGTTTCTTTACAGTAGATCCAGGTGCTTTTGATGCTTTTCCGAGAATTTCATTCCATCCAGGATTTTTATTGATGAGTTTATTCCTCCACTCACCAACTTCTCCTGGTGTTGCACAACCCTCAGACCAATCCCGTTTCCATTCGGGATTGTCCTTATACCATTGAGTAATAACATGAACACTCATTTCTACTACTCGTTTTTCCCCTGTTTCTACATGAATAATTGGATAAATCGCCATAGGTTATGAAATCACGATAATTTATTTAGACCCATTCAAGAGCTTCTGAAACTGATGGAAATTGTTCAGTAAATACCTTCTTACAAGCATTTGCAATATCCATATGTTCTTTCTGAGTTCCATGAGCAGAACGAAGATTGATATAATGAATCCATGACCTGCATGATCCTGTCATGTAAATTTTTGTAGGAACTGCCAAAGGAAGCACAAACCTTGCACACTCCTTTGCTACTTCAGCATCTAACAATTCTTTATAGAGTTCCTGAGCAGCGTCGAAATGGTCTTGGATTTTGGCGTACAAATGAATCTTCAAATCTGTAGGAAGATCATCAATCGAGTTTTGACGATTCTTTGTATCCTGACGGCGAAGTTCGGGCAAAGGAATATCTTCTCCTAGAAGATTGGTGTCTGCATATCGTTGAGAAAATTCTTGAAATGTGAAAGAACGGTGTCGCAAAATTTGAGCCGCGATACCACGAGTCGTCTCAATCTCAAGCGTCATAGTAGACTGTTCAAACACAGACCAATGATTATGCTTAATACAATAAGCAAGCAACTTGGCATAGTTTTGGTTGTCTTGATTCGCAGGATTAGAAACTCGCGCAATATACGCCATTGTTTGTTCTGCATCTGGAGTCACACTAATCAGTTTTACAGTCATTTCTTTCCAAATCCTTTTGATGTATATGATTCAAGTTTACCCAATTCTTCTTTTAAAAGACGAAGTTGGGATTTCATTTCTTTTAGCTGTTCATCAGAATATAAGTGATCTTGTTTAACCAATCTCTCCAATAGTTTAATAAGTTCTTTTCCTCTAGTCATACTTAATCCGCGTAACCGTCATCATCGTCATAAAGTTCATCATAGTCCGCAATAGGAGGAATATTTAGTTTTTCAGGAGTATATGCAGCGACATCCGAATAAACTTCTGCTTTTAAAGAATCTACCAGAAGTTCCATATTTCGAATGATTAATTTTATTTTATCCTTGTCCATTTACCTCGTTGTAGAAATCAGTTAACCAACCTTTCATAATTTCTTTGATTTCTGTAGATTCATTTGCAGCAATAAACATTTCTCTTCCTTCAATAAGGAATTGACTCAGTTTAAGTTTGATGCCTTCTAAAAATACATCAGCATATTTGTCTAAAAGTTGTTCGTCCATTTAATCTCCCCAAATAAGTGTTATTATAACATAAAAAAAGGAGGGGATCAATCCCTCCAGAATATTATCGCATTGCCATTGCAAGTTTTGCTTGGTGTTTGCGTTGTTCTTTTTCTTTTTGCTGCTTGATCAAAACAAGCTGCCAGTTATTTTTAGTTTTCATTTTTTATCAACCTCCTTAACAAACTTTACCCCACGATAGGTTTCGTTGTATTGTTGAGGTTGTTGTTGTGCCTGTTCTTGGCGACGGACTTCAGTGTCATAAGGGACACCACGATATACTACTTGTGACATTAGGTTTTCTCCTTAGTGGTTTAGGTTAAAGAGCGTTCCTTCAGTCGGCTTTTGCGTCTATTTTGCAATCTTTTGGAGAGATCTGTTTAATCTCCCATATCAAATCATTCTTGGATTGCCTAGGAAGTTCTTGTTTATGAACTCTCCCAACAATCAATTGTGCTTGCAAACATGAAAGAATGAATGCTTCCATAGATGAACGGCTTCGTTCCGAGTCGGCTTACTTCCGTCTGCATTATAGCAGATGAACGTAGAGGTATTATAACCCCATTGTTTTATATAGTCAAATACTTTTGTAATTTTCTATACAAAAATTAACCAGCTGGTTTCAGTTTGACTCCAAGTTTTTGTTGACGCTTAACGTCCGATTGTCTTGCTGCAGCAAGTTTCTTTTGCTTTGCTGCTTCATCACTCTTCTTATAAGCACCAGCAAAAAGTGATCTACCAATTCTCTCAAATGGATTTGATGATGTTCTTGCAAGAGTACTTGGATCTGCTACTCTCTTATAAACTGCTTTACCACCCTTAAATGCAAGATGCCCTACTGCTTCTTTTCCTTTAGCATCTCTTACAACTGAGGTTTTATCAAGTTGTACTGTTTTTCTTTGCTTACCAGCACCAGTGGACATAAAAGCGGTGCCACCCTTACCTTTACTGAAGGTAGTCTTGCCACCAATACCCGCTAAACCACCTCCTGATTGCGATTGGCGCTGCTTCTGTGCCATCGCTGCTTTCTCTTTACCAGTTGCCCCTGAAACCACCTCAGATGCCTTTCCAGCAAGCCCTGAACCCGCTACATACCCACCAATACCACCAACAACTCCACCTATTGCAGTTCCAACTGGCCCAGCAAGAGATCCAATCGCAGCGCCACCAGCAGCACCTGCCTTAGCACCAGCAAGACCACCTGCTGCTTTCGTTGCACCCATTGCGAGTGCAGAACCAGTTTTACGTCCTCTTGCTTTTTGTGCTGCTGCTTCTAATCCAGTGTCAAGAGCAAAAGCAGCAGGACCAGCAGCTTTACCAATAAACTTTTTAACACCACCCAATTTTCCAGTATCCTTGAGTGCTGCTGATCCCAATTCAGCAGCAGACTTAACATTAGATGCTGTTTTTAAACCACTCTGTACTTTTTTAAGTGTAGAAGAAGATGCTTGTGGTTTTGCAGTACCTCTAACAGTGCTTCCAGAAACTCTAGTTTTTCTTGCTTTTAACTTTGCTTTTTGTGCTGGACTTAAATCTGTTCTAGCATCAATATCTGCTTCAGACATTCCTCCACCATAGGAAGATCCATCAGTAACTTTTGAGTAACTATCCGCTTCGGTAATAAATTGATTAAATGTCTTCATCCTTCTTCTTCTTTGACACTTTTTAGATATTTATAAAAAACCTTATAGGTAAAAAAAATCCTGGAAAAATTTTTCCAGGATTTGAGAAATCACTTCCGCTTTTTGGTTTTTGGAGATTGATATCCCCAAAGTTTAGGATTAACCCTACCATATCCAAAATCAATTGATTTAAGTCCCTCACGAAACTTATCCCAATACATATCAAAAATATTTGCCATTTTATTTCCTCTGGTTAGATCATAACAAATCTGCCCATCAACTTCATACTTTACTATTCTTGCATCGCTTGGAGATTCTTTAGTACGAACTTCAGCATGTGAACCATTTTCTACCAAGATCTCACAACCGTAGCGTGACTTACAAATTTCTTTTTCCGCTGGTGTCCAATGATCCATATACTCATCCTGTTTAGGTGTTTCTTCGATTACCTCAGTAATATTTTTACTCATTATAAAAAATCCAGTTTATTATCTATTACGAACGATTACCCCACTTGATATCAGGATAAGCTTCTGCAACAATTTCTTTCGTAAGTTTATACTTATCACCCAGTTTTTTATCTTTAGTAAGAATCAAAATCTCCGCTTCCAGTGGATGGAGACCCTGAAGGAGGTTGATGAACATCGTTTCTCTACGAAGAGAACTTAGTCCATCATTACCACCCCTTACAAAGTTATAAAACTTTTGGTATTCTTTACGAATTGATGAACGTCCTTGATCTTGAGATCCAAGTGAATTGGAACCAAGTTCTTGCATCTTGGAAACAGCATCATCAATTTTACTGCTTAAAGTTCCAGCAAAAGAATTTTGCTCATCCAGACCGTTATAAGGAACGTCACCAGGAGGCAACACTGAAACAACAGTCTCATCAAAATTCCAAATAAAAATACTCTTCAGAGAAGCATGTTCAAATTTTTTCAGAGCTTCTACTTTTCTAGCATTAGTTCGTTGCTTATTAACGATCTGCAAAACCTCAAACATAAAAGGATTGTTTGGCAGATCAGGAATTGGTGCTTGAGCAGTCGTCTTTACAGTTCGTACTGCTGATGTCTCACTCTTCTTCGTCGTTGTCTTCGTAGTCATGATAGTTCTCAAAGTTAAATGCAATCACCTCATCTGGTATCAGGTTTCCCTGATTATCAAACATTTCGGGGTGAGGTCTTGGAATTTCCCGATAGTTCATCATATATTCTCTCGCTACCCAACCTGTTACAAGTCCCACAATGAGAAACAAAACAGTCAGAAAAGAACCAAATACTAAACTTACTGCTAACATTTTTCTTCCCTCCTTAGGGTACTTGTTTTTTGATTCCTAAAGACATTTCGAAATAGAAATGAATTTCTTTTCTGAAGAAATTAAATATCTTTCCGAATCTTATTGCGTGGGTATTCAGTTTTCTAGATTTACCTCCAGATAAAATATAGTCTACTCCCCTATTAGCAGAGTTATTGTTATTTATGGAATAACTAGACGACCTTTTGTTCTTTAAGATACTTGATCGTCTCAACCGATCCACCCAATTTTTTATCATCACAAATAACCTGCGGAAAAGTCGTCCCTTTACCAAACTCGGCATAAAATTCTTCTTTGGTAAAGTCTTGTCCTAAAGTATACACTACAAATTTACTTCCTGTCAACTCTAGAACTTGTTTGACTTTGTAACAGTATGGGCAATCTTCTTTCGAATATACAGTAAAATTCATTTCATTTGATTGGAGTTTATTTAATTTATAAAGTTAATATTATAGCACAAATTAGAATAAAGTTAAACTAGTGCTTCCTATTCCAACAAGATTAAAATTAAGTTGATTACCATCCACACTAAAATTAATACCATTACCAAGTGGAACTGAATAAGCAGAAAATACAATGTTTGGATCAGAAGCTTTTACAATTACACTTTGGTTTTGTGATAGCACAAGATTACTAATAGTAAATGATTCATTTTTCTTTAGATCTTGTCCAAAAATCAAATAATCACTTGATGTAAATTGACCAATATTACCTGAAGAAATTCCAATAGAAAAAGCAGAGTCTTCAAAACTTTTATTATTAACACTAATAGTAATATTAGAATCAGTGTCAGTAGTAAATAATACTAAATTACTATTGATTGGATTGGATGATATATTTGTAATTAATGAATTTTCTTTACCAAATCCTTGTCCAGATCCAAGATAATCAAAAACAGAAAAGGCCACAAAACCAACATCAGGTTTTGATGCTCTGCAAAAAAGAGTATTGCCAGAACTAATACCAATGTTTGGTATTGATACAAATTCACGTGGTTTTAAAGTTTGGCCTAAAATAATGTAATCAGATTCTAATGCATTGAATAGACTAGCACTAGTTAATCCCACAGTAAAGTTTGCCTGTTCTATTCCCTGATTCGTTACATTGACAGTAACATTCGAAGCAAAGTGTGTAGAAGTATACAACTCTATATTTGTATTAATTCCAGTAACTACTGTCTTAACAGAATTAAGTCTTCCTAATGCCACTTATCTAAAACATCTTTTTAGTATTTATGTGATAGAATACATAGTAAAAACAGAATTGATATGATCATTCTTACAGGATATAAAGGTTTTATTGGGCAACACTTTTGCAGTAACCTAGATCTTGAAAATGTTTATAGGGTAGAGGCAGATGGTGCATATCCATTTCTCAATGACTACAAAGATTGGGATAATGTAGATCTTATTATTCACCAAGGTGCAATTTCCAGCACGGTGGAGAAAGATATTAATAAGATACATAAGTATAATGTCGACTTCTCGGTTAAATTATTTGAGAAAGCAATCGAATATCAAATCCCCGTTAAATACGCCTCTTCGGCATCAGTTTATGGAAACACAGTTGGATACATTAATCCCCTCAACTATTACGCAATATCAAAACTTCAAATCGATTATTATGTTCTCGATAACATTGACAGGTTTAAGTCAATACAAGGTTTCAGATATTTTAATGTCTATGGAAAAGGAGAGGAACAAAAGGGAGATCAGGCAAGTCCAGTCAGCAAATTTACCAAACAAATTAAAGAAAAAGGATATCTCGAACTCTTCGAAGGATCGGATGAGTTCTATAGAGATTTTGTATGCGTAGATGATGTTGTTGATCTGGTTTTAAGAAACAACCAACCTAGTGGCATCTATGATATAGGCACAGGATCGCCCGTGTCGTTCCAACACGTTGCAGAGTGTGTTGCACAAAAAGAAGGAGGAGACATACGTTATGTCCCCTTCCCCGAGCATCTGATTGGTAAATATCAAGATTATACTTGTGCAGATATGAATTGGATTAAGGACTATCCGTTTGTCACAGTTGAAGAATATCTCCAGGTATAACTCTATAACTATCATCATCAAAATGCTGAGTCGAAAACTCAAAAATCTCAGCATCTTCTAATGCAAGCATTTGATGGCGAAGTCCAGGTGAAACATGGAACTTGTCACCTTTAACAAGAACTATATGATTTGCATTTCTATAATCATCATTTGTTCCATAATAAAGGCGAATTGCTCCAGACTGAACATAAAAAGTTTCATCTTTTAATTTATGGTAGTGATAAGAACATCTCCTATCTTTAAAAACAAATAAAAGTTTTCCGCAGTATTTTTCGCTGTTAGAGATCCACTTTTCATATCCCCATCCTTTGGGGACGTATTTAATTGAAGAATTCATTGTCATTTATTCCCTTGTCATCTATGTAGTAATCGGCAGAAGGTTTCCCCATATGAAGTTCATGAAACTTACATCCCCAAGATTTAAGTTGCATATAAGTTAAATTATAAAATTCTTTATATGCCATCATACGAGAATTTTTAAACCTTCCCATACCTCTTGCAGTTAAGTAAATAATATAATTTCCCTCATCATACAACTGGTTTATTTTTGCAATTCTCTCTGGTTTTGCAATACTAGTTTCATAATTACAATCTCCTCTACAAACTGGTTTATCACAGATTGTACCATCAATATCAATGCAATATGTTTTCATGGTTGCAATCCTAAGTAAAGATTCTTAACGTGAGATAAATTTACTCCCCAATAAACTGCCATTTAAATACTCCTTATATCATCAGAAGTTAACGAATAAGTTCCTGGATGCTGAACTACAATAGAAGCAACTTTATTTGCTAAAGCAATTGCGGATCCCATATCATTATACACTAAAAATCCATAAACAAGTCCAGAAAGAAATGCATCGCCAGCACCAACAACATCATAAACATTTACTGATTGAGATGGGTAAACCATACCATCGTGCCTAGCACCTTGAGATCCTAAGGTAACTATTAACTGAGAATCTTCTGGAATCGTTTCTAAACTTTCGTATTCTTTTTGATTTATTTTAAAATATGTATTTGTCTGAGTAAATAAGTTTTTCTTTTTAGTGTCAATAAAGACTGGTCCATTAAAATTTTCTGATATAACTTTTAGATTCTCAGTGCTTAAGAAACCTTTATTGTAATCAGATACAACTATAGCATCATAGTTAAAATGTAAAAAAGCGGTTCGAACTTCAGAAGATCGAATAGGACTTACTTTAACATCATGATCTATTCTTAAAAGTTGATAATTTGATTCTTTATCAACTACTCTAACTTTTTGTATCTCTTCTTTATTAGTGATTAGATTTACAAAACATCCAAATGCTTCAAGATTTATTTTTACATTAGATGCCATTCCCTGAAAAGATTCTTCATGAGAATACTCAACAATGGGAACGGGAGCTTCTGGACTGACACGATTTACCTTACCATAAAGGTAAACATCTTCACATGTTTCCCCTAGAAGTAATATACTCAATTGTTTTTGTGGTTGCATAGTCACCTATTCTATCAAAAAAAATCAATCGCTTTGCATATTGAGAACCTATTACTGGTTTATTTTTCCAATCAGATCCTACAATCATTATATCAGGATTAAATCCTTTTATCAACTGTTCCAATTCTTCATCACTAGAAAACATCTCAACCTGATCTACAGGTTTTAACATGTTTAAAAAAAATCTTCTTTCATCTTGATTATATATTGGTCTATTTGGTCCTTTCTTTTCTTTGACTCTATCATCAGTATCTATAGCAACGATTAGATAATTACCATAAGATTTTGCAAAGTTTAAAAGTTCCAAGTGTCCTTTATGAAGAAGATCAAAAGTACCATTAACAAAAACTGTGTCTACCATTGTTTAAGCATATCTGAAAATTGATCAAGAAACTGTGTATGGTGTATTAGAGTTTCTCTTTTTTCTGTTTCAGTTTTATAAAAATCTTCTAACATTTCCTTTGCTTGATCATCACTTATACCATCATTTTTATTTGATACCTCAAATCCTAGTTGACATAACCAAGTTGACCAATTTTCTCCAGAAAAAATTTCCTTACCTTTTTTTGGCAATGTATGGGGATTAGATTTTAAATCCTCAATAAAATATTCTAAAGTATCAGTTGTCCTATATGTATTTTTTACCCATTCCCAAAATACACCTCCCCTTTGAGTGTTCCAATAATGCATATTAACAAAATTTATACTATTCTCAAAGAAAGATTTCATTGTAAAATTAAATATATTACAATCAATATCATTAAAGAATCCTGCTTCTAACCTATTTGCTAGATTCCAAATCCCAGAACAAATTAAAGCAACACCAGTGCTTTCCAAAGGTTCGATAAATCCTGCAGATAATCCAATAGAAACGACATTTCCTTGCCACATTTTCTCATGATAATATGGAGTCCAATCAATTAATTTAAGAGATTCTTTATCTAAACGTTGATTCCAATGATTTACAAAATAATCTTTTGCTTCTTCAGGATCGGTAATAGTTCGATTAAAAACTAAACCAGAACCAATTCTATTACGAACAGGAATATTCCATATCCATCCATGATCAACTGCTTCACAAGTCACATAAGGAGTTCTTTCTTTATCAATATCAAGATACGGAACATGACCTGCGACAGCAGTATCGCAAAACAACCTATCTCTTAAATTATAAGGTTCTGATTTTGGACTAATAACTCTTTTAAATCCAGTGCAATCAACAAAAATACTAGACTGAATAACAGTACCATCAGAAAGAATTAAATCTTCTACTTTATTTTGTTCATCAAAATTAACCTTAACAACTTCATTTTTTATTAAAGTAACTTTTCCTCGTTGAGTTAATTTCTCTTGCAAAAATTTAACCAATTTTCCACAATCAATATGAAATGCATAGGCGCCTAGATTACTAGGATCTACTTTATTATCTAAAATAGATGCTTCATATATTGCAGATGCATGGGTCTTAAAGTCATAGTTTTGATGTTTTGTCCATTGGTTCATTAAAGATGTATTAAACATTCGAAACTCGGGAAAACAAAAAGGATGCCAAATATCTTCACCTTCCTTATGCCAGTTTGTAAAAACTATTCCTGTTTTAAAAGTTGCATCAATTCTATCAAACCATTCATTAATACCAATACCACAATCATCCATAAAGTTTTTAAAACTTAAAATGGTTGCCTCACCGACTCCAATAGGAACTCCATCTTCCTTATCAATAACCACAATCTCAGTCTCAATAGAAGTATTGTGGTTAAAATAAGCTGCCGTTAGCCAGGCAGATGTTCCTCCACCAACGATAACAATTTTTTTAACTTTAGTAGTTTTCATTTGTGAAGAGTGGGGTAATCTAATTTTACGTTTCCAGCGATAGTTGACCCTTCATTTCCATGAAGAGCCATATGCAACAAGAATGAGGGGAAGATAATAATATCTCCCTTTTGTAAGTTTGGTTTGTAATCGCAAGGAAATCCTGGAACAGACATCCCCATGTGATTTTGTATTTCTTTCATTGCTGGATGAAAGAATACTGTTTTTGAGTCTGGAACAGTTTCATAAATTATGAAACTCCATTGACAATGTGGATGAATATGTGGTTCTTGATAATCTGTTTTCTTGTATACGTTTCTCCAAATATCAAAAATTTTAGCGTTAGTATAATTACATTCAATAGTGTTAATATTTCGTGTAATTACTTCTATTAAGTGCTCCCAAGTTTCACTGGTAATTTCATGCTTGGCACTAAAAGTTGTTGGAGTTTCACTATCCCAAGTTGGTTTTGTTGGTTCATCACTAATATTAATCTTAGATAAATCAACACTATCTTCAAAAATTGGAATAGAAAAAATATCTTTCCTCACTCGTTAGAAACCTCCACCAAAATTTCATATTCTGGAAGATAGAGATACTCAATCAAACTATTAGCAAGAGTGCGAAGAGCATCATCTAAGGTCTCAACAAGAGGTTCTCCACCAAGATTAAATGAAGTATTAAAAATAATTGGACACTCAGTTTGACTATAAAATTCTGAGATTAAATTATAATAATGTTCATTTTGTTCCTGAGTAACTGTCTGAATCCTACAAGTTCCATCAACATGAATAATTGCAGGAATCTTTTCCTCTATACCTTCTCTACAATTTACAGCATACATCATAAAAGGGGAATCTTCCATTCCGCGAAGATCAAACCAATCATGAACATGCTCCAATAAAATAGATCCCGCAAAAGGTCTAAAATATTCTCTCCTCTTAACCATATTTACGTGGTCTTTTCCATTTGGATCACGAGGATCGTATAAAATAGAACGATTTCCAAGAGCACGAGGACCAGCTTCTGACCTACCCTGAAAAAGTGCAACAATATTCTTATCAGTAATTAACTTAACAACATCAACATAAGTTACTTTAGAAACTTTAGTAGCATTATACTTTTCACAAGTTCCAATAATTTCTTCAGTTGTGTACATATGTTGTTGCCCAGTATACAGATTAGTGATTTTAGGTCTCAGTGTGGAATCAGAAGTTGTTTTGTGGTAAACCATAAGTGCAGCACCAATTGCCGTCCCAGCATCATTACTAACTGGCTCAACAAATAAATTAATACCTTCATCTTTTAGTTGATCAAGATACCAATAGTTAGCAACGCAATTTAATCCATATCCTCCAGAAAGAACAACATTTTTATTTCCAGACATCTTAACCGCTTTTCGAATAAGATCAAGAACCATTTGTTGAGACTGTGTCTGTACAGCATATGCCATGTCACGACGATTGTCAAGAAGAGTTAAATCTTCATATTCCTGTGGAGTTTTAAGAAATTCATATCGCCCCTCATTTACCAATGCACCATTAGGATATGTTGGTATAATTACATTACGATCAGCAGTCTTCCATGTACCACCATTACCATCAGTATAAATTGGAGGAATTTTATCATTGGGTTTTCCATATGGAAATAAACCCATAGTTTTACCTGCTTCAATTGGAGCCCACCCACAATATTGAGTTACTGCTTCATATGCTTTGGTAATCCCAGCGGTATCATCCAAAACTAACTCATGTGTACCATCCTCACCTTCAGATTCACTAGACATATCAATAATTTTTGCAGAGGACCATGGTCCTCTACCCCCCTGATGCTTATAAAGTGTTTTAAACTGAGCAGGATATTCGCAAGTAAAAATAGTTTCCAATTCCCAAGTCATTTCTTGAGTTGGTCCAATTTGCATTGGAACAAAAGTTCCTGCACCATCCACAACTAAAGAAACTGCACTTTCAAATCCAGAACGATAAAAAGCACACGCAGCATGAAGTTTGTGATGAGTTCTACTCAAATCAATAACTTGCGGATGGTTATAACTATCACAATTTCTTTCAATCAACCCAAGTTTTCTTGCCAGTCCAGTATAAATGTCATCACCAGTAAAATCTATTCTTCCAGCCTCACTTAGAGGTTGTGTGTGAGCAACTACCAAATAATCAATTTTGTCAGTATATTCTAAAATTTTAACCATTGATGCCAATGGTCCACCATCATACTTATTTCTAGATAATCTTTCTTCTTCAATAGAAAGAATTACCTCACCATCTTTAAGAAGACAAACGCCAGAATTGTGCCCCCTCGCAATTGCTGCAATCCATTTAGTCATAGTGATTAATTATTTTTATTTTTTTCTAGTAAATTTTTAATCTCTTGGTCTAAACTAATTCCATTACCAAATCCTTTCGTATTGGAAGATTTATTATTTTTAGGCATCGTTATTGGAGAAATAACCTGCTCAGTTTTTGATGGAGGAAGACTAGGAGTAGTATTTTGTTGGGTTGGTGAACAAGATTTTTGTTGCTGAGGAACAAAGTTACCAGTGTAAGCAACAGATTTGCCCATTGACTTCTTAACCGAAGAAATAACCTGAGCAATCTGCTCTCTTGTCATTTCCATTGCTTCATCATTATACCTGTCAATTTCTTCATCAATAGAAATTCTAATTGGACTATACTTTCTTTTGTCTTTACCAATGTCAATGATATCAAAATTTTTATAATCGGGATAAGAAATATTTTCTGGATATGTAGATCCAATTACAACTGTGGCAGATTTATCAAAAGCACGTGCCATATGCTGCCCCATACTATCACATCCTAAGAAATGATCCGAAGCACTGATAATAGATGCCCACAATCGCATATCACTAATTGATGGGCGAGCAACTTTATATTTACTCTTTTCTTCATCTTTTTCAAGAGGAAAATGCATTTCACTCATAATAATGAC